CCTTATGTCTATCCGCCAGCCGATCCTGTTGATGCTGGGCCGGATGGCCCTATTGAATGGAGTTAAGCAATGCCGACTATTAACCAGCTTCCGCTGATCACGCAGCTTTCGTTTGGCGACAACATTGTTGTTTGGGCTCCCAATCAGGGTGACTCGCGCCGTGCGTCGATCACGACCTTTGTTTCGTTCATAGAGACTGGCTTCACGAATATCGTCTGCCAGACCGTGAAGACCACGCCTGTGACCTTTGCCAACCTTCCAACTGCCGCAACTGCTGGCGCTGGTGCGCGTGCGTTTATCAGCGATGGAACGAGCGGAACCTTTGGCGCTGCTGCCGCTGGTGGCGGTTCGGCTGTTGTTCCTGTATGGAGCAACGGAACGTCATGGTATGTTGGCTAAGTGAAAAAAGACTCTCGCCTGTCTCGCGTTGGCGTTTCTGGCTATAACAAGCCGAAGCGCACGCCTGGTCATCCAAAGAAGTCTCACATCGTTGTCGCTAAAGAAGGCGACAAGGTGAAGACGATTCGCTTTGGGGAGCAAGGTGCGAAGACTGCTGGCAAGCCGAAGGCAGGCGAGTCCGATGCGATGAAAAAGAAGCGTGCATCCTTTAAGGCGCGGCACGCAAAAAACATCGCTAAGGGCAAGATGAGCGCAGCCTATTGGGCAGACAAGGTGAAGTGGTGAGATGACCCAGATTCCAATCATCAATGGCATCTATACGGACAATGGGCCGGACTTTCGCACGTCCTATCCAGTGAACCTTGTTCCTGTGCCAAAGACCAACGGCATCAGCGAAGGCTATCTGCGTCCAGGTGATGGCATCGTTGCCAACGGATCAGGCCCTGGCATTGACCGAGGTGGCATCAACTGGAATGGCGTCTGCTATCGCGTCATGGGATCGAAGCTGGTCTCCATCAATAGCAGCGGCGCTGTCACCGTGCTTGGCGATGTTGACAACGACTATGGTCAGGTGTCCCTTGACTATAGCTTCGACCTGCTTGCCATCGCATCGGCTGGGAAGCTGTTCTACTGGAATCCTGCCACGCAAACGCTGACCCAGAACACCGATCCCGATCTGGGGCTGGTGCTCGATGTCGTTTGGGTGGATGGTTATTTCATGACCACCGATGGCGAGTTCCTAATCGTCACCGAGCTGAACAATCCGCTGGCAGTCAATCCGCTGAAATATGGCTCGTCGGAAATCGATCCAGATCCGGTGATTGCGCTCGTGAAACTGCGCAATGAAATCTATGCGATCAACCGCAACACGATTGAAGTCTTCGACAACGTTGGCGGCGACCTATTCCCATTCCAGCGCATCAATGGTGCTCAGGTTCAAAAGGGCGGTGTCGGCACGCACGCTTGCTGCGTTTTCGCTGAGACTGTCGCTTTCATCGGTGGCGGTCGGAACGAAGAGCCTGGCGTCTATCTCGGAGCCAATGCCACAGCGACCAAGATCAGCACGCAGGAAGTGGATGAGCTGCTGGCCGAATATACTGAGGCGCAGCTTGCCACAGTGAAGATGGAAGCGCGAAATGACCGCGCACACCAGCATCTCTATATCCACCTCCCAGATATGACGCTGGTCTTTGATGCCGCAGCGTCATCCGAGATGAATCAGCCCATCTGGTTCATCCTGACCAGTTCGCTCAGTGGCTTTTCCAAATATCGCGCACGCAACTTCGTTTATTGCTATGACAAGTGGCTCTGCTCCGATCCGCAAAGCACGAGCATCGGCTATCTGGTGCAGGACATCTCAAGCCATTGGGGCGAGAAGGTGCGCTGGTCGTTCGGAACCACAATCCTGTATAATGGCGGACGCGGCGCAATCATTAACGAGCTGGAGCTTGTCGGCCTGACTGGACGCGTTCCTCTGGGCGCTGACCCAACCATCAACACGAGCTATTCGATTGATGGTGAGAACTGGAGCCAGAAGAAGGCAATCAGCGCAGGCAAGCAAGGGCAGCGCAACAAGCGCCTTGTCTGGTTCCAGCAGGGCTGGATGCGCAACTGGCGGATTCAGAAATTTGAAGGAACGTCCGATGCGCACATTTCGATGGCGCGTCTTGAAGCACGCATCGAACCGATGAGTTACTAATGGCGCAAGCACCAACCACCAGAAAGCTTGGATTGACCCGCAATCAGCTTGCGTCCTTTCTTCAGGATCACGAGCAGATAAAGCAGTTCGAGAATCTGTTTAACACCGTCGACGAGGAAGTCTCTGGCGGCGCGGTGACCGATGCCTCGACGCTTGCCCAGAACGCCTATGCCATTGGCAATGAGGCTCTGGCAGGCATTGTTGCGCTCAACAATTTAGTGGCTCCGCTTGTCACTGCTCCGCCACCGACTGGCGGCACTGTCACCTCTGTCGGAGCATCAGGCGGAACGACTGGACTGACCTTCAGCGGATCGCCCATCACGACTAGCGGCACGTTTGTCCTGGGCGGAACGCTTGTTGTTGCCAATGGCGGAACAGGTGCGACCAACGCAACCGATGCACGCCTCAACCTTGAGGCTGCTAAGTCTGGGGCCAATAGCGATATCACCTCGCTGTCAGGCATCACAGGCGGAATTAGCACGGTCGACAGCATCACGTTTGACACGGCAGCGGCCATCACTGTCGGCCAAGGCCAGATCGCATGGAACGCTGAGGATGGGACGCTCGACCTTGGCATGGGCTATGATGCTGTCACGCAACAGGTTGGCCTTGAGCAATATTTCCGCATCAAGGCTTCTGCTGCGATTACCAATGGTCAGTGCGTCATGTTCACTGGCGCTGTCGGTGCATCTGGCGTTCTGACTGGCGCTCCCGCCACTGGCGTCACGAATCCCCAGTATATCATGGGCGTGGCGACGATGGACATCGCCAACAATGGCTTTGGCTATATCACCAGCTTTGGCCTTGTGCGTGGCATAAATACCACAGGTGCGTCAGTCGGCGAGACTTGGGTGGATGGAGACATCCTCTATTACAATCCAGCCTATACTGGCGGTTTGACCAAGGTTGAGCCTATTGCTCCGTTGCCTAAAGTGGTGGTCGCATCAGTTGTTAATGCTGGCTCTGGCGGTTCTGGTTCGCTCTTTATTCGCGTTCAAGCGGAGCCTTATCTGCAAGGATTGACGGACGTTTATGCGCCTTCGCCAATCGCCAACGGCCAAATCCTGATCGGCGATGGGCCGCAGAGCCGCTGGGAATCCGCAACACTGACCGCTGGCACGAATGTCAGCATCACGAACGGCGCTGGATCAATCACGATCAATGCAACCGATCAATATGTCGGCACAGTGACGAGCGTCAGCGGCACTGGCACTGTCAACGGCATCACGCTCACTGGAACTGTGACCAGCAGCGGCTCTCTCACGCTCGGCGGAACGTTGTCCGGTGTCAGCCTCACCAGCCAGGTGACTGGAACGCTCCCAGTCGCTAATGGCGGCACAGGCACTGCCACAGCCTTCACGGCTGGCTCTGTCGTGTTTGCTGGCGCATCTGGCGTCTACAGCCAAGACAACAGCACCTTCTTCTGGGACACCACCAACAAGCGACTTGGCTTGGGCAATACTGACCCTGGCTATCGCCTCGACATTTCCTCAGCCGACACAACGGCAGGGATTGGCTATGCGGCACGCCTGCGCTCCAACGCAACGGCTGGCGCAGCAGCATTCCAATTCACCAACAGTGGAGTGACTGCCCAGAATGGCATAATCATTGTCTCTGATACTGGCCTGATGAAGTTTCAGGCCGATGGCGCATCAAGCGCGATAATCTTTTATCTGGACAATGGAACCGAGCGTTTCCGCATCGGAACGGCAGGCCAGTTCGGCCTTAATGGCACGAACTACGGCACAAGCGGACAGGTTCTGACATCGCAAGGCGCTTCATCTGCGCCGATCTGGGCAACGCCAACGACTGGGACTGTTACCAGCGTCAGCGGAACAGGCAGCGTGAATGGGATCACGTTGACCGGAACCGTGACGAGCAGCGGCTCCCTGACCTTGGGCGGCACGCTTTCAGGCGTGAGCCTGACCAGCCAAGTCACAGGCACGCTTCCCGTTGGAAATGGTGGCACTGGCGCAACAACGCTCACTGGATACGTGAAGGGCAACGGATCGTCCGCATTCTCCGCCTCATCGACTGTTCCTGCAAGCGATGTGACTGGCCTGGCAACTGTTGCCACCAGCGGATCGTTCAGCGACCTATCCAACAAGCCTGGCTTCCAGACCAATGGCCAGAATGTTGTTGCTGGCTCAAAGACGCTTGGCTCGGCAGATAAAGGCACGAACCTGCTGATCGTCACGTCCGGCATCACCATCACCTTCCCAGCCAGCGGCTATGCGTCTGGCGAAGGCGTGATCATCTCCAATGTCAGTGGCGGCAACGTCACCTTCTCCTTTGCCTTTGCAAGCGACATGGGAACGACATTCCCCAATGGCGCGTCCATCATTGCGATTTGCGATGGCGGTGGTTTCTGGCGTCAATACTGCTATTCAACCAGCAGGCTTTAAGGAGAGGTTCGTGGCAATCGAAAAAACATGGTCAGTCACGAAGATGGAGTGCCTCGCGGAAGCGGCTGGCGTGCAGAATGTTGTCTCGACCATCCACTGGCGATTGGCCGGAACTGACGGAATCAATTCTTGCGAGATTATTGGCGGAATCAACGCTCCAATCAATTTCGACGAACCTCTCGTGCCTTATGCCGACCTGACTGAAGAGCAGGTGGTTGGCTGGGCAAAGGCTGCAATGGGCGCGGATCAGGTCGCTGCCTATGAGGCCGCTATCGATCAGCACATTGCTGATCTTGCGAACCCGCCAATCGTGAGCAACCCGCTCCCGTGGAATTGATGGAAATGTTGTCGGCGAAGGTGTATAGGGTTCGCTGATAGCATTGGAAAGATGAAGGAAGGCGCAGCATGGCTGTCACTGTTAAAGTTCTGATCCCAGCCAAAGAGGCTGAAGGCACGCAGACTGCCCAATATACGGCTGTCAACTGTCGCGCCATCATCGACAAGTTCACCGCCACGAACACCAGCGGATCGAATGCGACTATCAGCGTGAACCTAATCCCGAATGCCGGAACGGCTGGCGATGACAACCTAATCGTCGATGCGCAGTCGATTGCGCCAGGCGAGACCTATACATTCCCTGAGCTGGTCGGTCAGGTTCTCGACAGCGGGAATTTCATTTCAACAATAGCAAGCGCGGCGAATGCCATCACAATCCGCGCATCAGGTCGGGAGATTGTATGATGAAGAAGCCCATGATTATGATTGGCGGCTTTGGCGGAATCCGTGAAAGCGAACCTTTCATCACGACTGCTGAGAACAAGAAGAACACGCAGATCGTTATCGACGACTGGATGCTTGGCCCTGAAAAGCCCAGCAACGAGCGTGGCGCTAACCCAGAATATTGGGCCGCACTCGGCAAGGCGATGCAAGTTGACGAAACAGAAGCTCGTCGTCGTCGCTGCTCGAACTGCGAATATTATGACAACAGCACGCTGACACAGGCCAAGATGGACAAGATTCCGTGGAACGCTTGGGACGTTGAGGCTGGATTCCGTGGTTATTGCCACAAGTTCGAGTTCATCTGCCACGATTTGCGCTCTTACCAGGCATGGGAAGAACGGGAGTTTGAATTCGAAGATTGATTGTGATATGGTGGAGCCACTGAGCGTTATTGAGCAGCCAGTGGCTCATCTTAATAGGGTGAAGCTGTGACTGCATTGTGCCAAGCAAAAGACGTTGAGGTCATCTCTGATGGCATCGTCGCGCCTTTTGGCAAGGCATTCAATGAAGCGGCTGTGCAGAAGCTAGAGGCCGCATTTCTCGATCTGCCGCAGTCTGATTGCCCAATCACGCATCGCTTTGCGCCTGGCATCTATATCCGCGAAGTGAAGATGCCTGCTGGCTCCTATGTGATCGGCCATCACCACAAAACGCCTCACCTCAACATCATGCTCTCAGGTCGCCTGACCATCATTAATGATGATGGCAGCAAGACAGAAATGTCTGCGCCTCAGACGTTCATCGCCAACACTGGCCGCAAGATTGCCTATATCCATGAGGATGTGATCTGGCAGAACGTCTTTGCCACCGAAGAGCGCGATGTCAGCAAGCTTGAGGATATGTTCCTCGAAAAGAGCGATGCTTGGCTTGAGGCGCAGAAATTCAACCAGATGCTGTTGAGCTTCGACCATTCCGAGGACGTGGCCGACTTCTATGCGACCATCGAGCAGTTTGGCTTTGATCCAGAAATGGTTCGCTCGATCTCAGAAGATGAATCCGACCAGATTCCGTTTCCGCATGGCGAGTATAAAGTCGCTGTCGGTGACAGCAAAATTGAAGGCCGTGGCCTGTTCGCGACTGGAGGAATCCCGCAGTTTGAAGTGATCGCGCCAGCCTTGATTGATGCAAAG